AAGCAGATGATTCGGCAGATGATTGCTGAATTGGAAGATGTGCTGATTGTTCTCAAGAAATAATTTCTGCTTTTAAATACTTCCAGTTTTCAAAAGCTTGCGATATATTCTTGAGCGTCCTTCGAGATGAAGGACGAGTTTCACGCCTAGTCGGGGCGTAGCGCAGTCCGGTAGCGCACTAGCATGGGGTGCTAGGGGTCGAGTGTTCGAATCACTCCGTCCCGACCATATTTATCAGTAACTTAGCCGAACTCTAGCCAGTTCGGCTTTTTTACGCGTAGGGACTTTTGCGGGGGATCATCCCGTTTTCCTCCTCAAGATGGTCAGTGCCGGTCCTCGCGAATCGATGGCTGACACTTTGTTTGCCGCGTCAATCAAATGCCCAAGCTCTGCGGTAGAATAGTGGCTCGTAATGCTACCGTTCTTGTGCCCCAGTAAAGCCTTTCGATCTTCCTCGGTTATGCCCGCTGCACGCAGCCTTCTGCCAAAGGTGTGTTTGAGGTCATGAACCCTGATTGAGCGGAACCCAGGGTGTGCCGACGAGCCGTGTTCCTTTTCCCACTTCGCCGCCGCTCGCACTCTGGCCTTCTTCCAGGCGGTATCGTTCATCCGGTGAATCGCCGTAGCCCCAAACTGATCAGGTTGCCCGTAGGGGAAAACTAGATCGCGATGCAGGCCGCGCTGACCATCAATGACTGACATCGCCACCTTGTTGAGCACTACCAGTCGTTCGTCCCCGTTTTTCACCCCCGCCTTTTCGTGCCGACCGCCAAACCCCGACGGTATTAGAAACACACTCGTTTCCAGCTCTGGCACTCGTATCTCCCAATCCCATCGCAGTTTGCAGACCTCTTGCTCGCGGCAACCCGTGTTCACCTTGTAGAGAGCCATCCTCAGCAGGTGATCAGGGATCTCCGCAAACAGCATGGACTGCTCTTCCCATGACAAAGGGTAAGGCTTCCTGCTCGACCGCCTTTCTTCCAGCATCGAGATCATTGGCACGCTCTCAAGCCACGGTCGCTTTTCTGCGTCTCGCCACTTCCTGTGGCACAGGTTCAAGATCCTGACGACTCGCTGCAGGGCGATGTTTACCGTCCTGTTCGATACGCCCGGCTTCACCTTCCCGGTAGCTGTTTTGGTGGGTTTTTGCCGATCCCGCTTGAAGGCGGCGAGGGTGCCGTCATCAATATGCGTGATCGGTAAGTCGCCGATGTAAGGGTCCAGCTGCTCAATGTGGGAGGCGGACAAGGCGATTGACGCCTGATCTTTGAAGTCCACCAGAAACTTCGTGGCGGCCTCCCGCCAGGTTCGCACCTGGCGCACACCATAGACCTTTTCCTGTCGGAGCTTTTCGAGCCGATGAATCAGGTACTGCTCTGCTTCTTCCCTCTCGCTTGATCCAGTGCTTTCTTGAAGTCGCTGACCTCGGACGACTTTGTCGATGTGCCAAATCCCGTTCCTCTCGTAGAGGCCGGAGATTGTTTTTCGCGCCATTTATTGACTCCTTGGCGCCCACTGCGGGGCTGATTGTTGTCCTGATTGGCTGCTTTTTCAATTGCCATAGACTCGACCCAGGCATCCGCCCATGCGTCGAGCTCCAGCCGATCGAAGCCAACACCCTGTTTCCCGATCGGGAACTCCCGAACGTTAGGCCTGACCGTCTTGTTGAATTCATCCCGGCACATGCCGAGGTAGCCATAGGCTTCGCCGGCGCGAATGAAGCGCGGGAGGATGGGCGCGACCTGGGCCGCGCTTCGATTGGACATAGCGATTCCTCACCCGCCGATCACGGGCAGGCTGGTAGGAGGGAGAGTGGGTTAGGCTGCTGCTTTAGAGATCAGCTCGCAGTCGGCCGCCAGTTTCAGAAGGTTGCGAGTGGTCGGCCTGAATCGTCCGGTATCCGGATAGCATTCGAACTCATGGCCTTCGGGGAATGCTTCGAAGGGTCCATGCCAGGGCCAGCAGCTTTTCCAATCAGCCCATACGGTGTATGCGTCCTGGCCTTCGCCCCAGTAATCGGTACCGCCGCCGACACTCGGACAGTGACGGACGGAGGACTTCTGCTCATTGGCCAGCTCTGAATGATCGTCGTCGATCCATGCGCGGCGATAAAGCGATGGGTGCAGACGAACAAGGCGCTTGCCGAGCTTCTTCTCGATGCGAGCTTTCATCAACGTGGCCCCGAGTAGATGAGCCAGGCCATGTAGGCGAGGGCGCAGACTGGAACGATCATCAGCAATCGCTCCAGTTCATGGCCTGGATGTACTCGCACGGAACCACCAGCCTGTCGGGTGGCAGGGTGCTTTCGGTCTTGGTGTCGCCGAAATACGCAATGGCTGCCTGGGCACGCTCAAGCGAAAGCTGGGCATGACGCATCTGCCAGGACTTTCTCTGTTTGTACGAGCGCAGCGCCAAGGCCTTGTCGGTGTAGGCAAATCGCCGACCGTGCTCGCCGCCCTCCTTAAGGACGCGCTTGCGGTACTGCTTCAGCAGGGATTCACGCTGCGAGCCACCGAAGAGGTTGTCGTGGAATTCATCCACGATGTACCAGCACTGCTCAGTCTCACCGACAACTACATACTTTTTACAAGTTACTTCCAGGCCTTTTGGGTCCATCTCGTCGACGTAGCGGTAATGGACCGGGCCGAGCTTTTTCTTTTCCATGGGCGTACTCGTCCTTGCCGCTTTAGCGGCTGACTTTGAAAGGGGGGGAGTTGCTTGCGAAGAATTGTTTCTTTCAGGGTACTTTAGGTGTCTAGATTGTTACTGCGTTAAGGATGTATGCTTGTTGGTCATTTGATGAGTTGTGGATGTTGTAGATTGAATAATAAGTTAAAAGAAAAAATTGCGGGCTATTCGGTGACTTTGATTTGGGCGCTTTTATTTCTTGTCTCCAGTAGTTGGCTTCTTGTCGGCTCGGTAGCTTACTGGGTTAAGAAAGGATGGTTGCCCCCGGATAGCGCAGGGTGGGCGCAAGCGATCGGGGGTTTGCTAGCGGTGATGGTGGCAATAGCAGTGCCCGCCTATCAAAGTTACCATCAGCAAAAGCAGCTTCAAGAAAAAGATGTTCGGAGTCGCCTAGACGGAATGCAAGCTACAAGAGCACTTATGGAGCATTTGCTTGGTGTTCAGATTCGACTCCGAACTGGTCTATATCAATTTCAATTGCGTAGAGGCTTATTCGAATCACTAGACGGAGCGCGCGCTTCCGCCCACGATGCTAAACAGGCTGCTGCAATGCTTAGAGAACTTTCGGTTGTGGCTTTAAGTGTTCAAATGGTTCATTTTTTGGTTGGTATGCGTGAGATTGCAAGCTATGGAGAATTTGCAGCGCAAACTATGGATAATCCCATGTCGGTCGTTACTCCTGATGTGCTTAACAAGTTAAAAAGTAATACTGAGCTTTTGAAGAAGTGGATTAATGAGTTGGATGGTTTAGAACAGTCATAGCTCTTAATTTTTCTAGTGACTCAGATCGTTTCGTGCTTTTACTTGCGGCTGTCCCTGCCGCAGCGCCTGCTGCAATACTTGCAGTGGTTCGGCCGCTTTGTTTCCTGTGGGCAACTGGCGTCCTATACCGGGTCATGCCCGGGCGGTAGAGGGTGGCGGCGGATCAGCTACAGTTGAGCGACCAGTCAGTGGAGGTTCGACATGTCCCTTTACAGCGTGAATGCAGTCCAGATCAGTCAGGAAGGTGAAATCAAAGCCTTTAAAGGCGTTGAGGTTAATGCTCGAACCCGGGCTACGGTCGGCACCGAAAGAGTTTTCAGCGTTGCTGAAATTCTTGGCGCAATAACGCACGGTGATTGCTTCGATCTGCTGTTTTACACCGCTGGCGGGCCTGTTTCCGGCGGACTGCTCATCCCTGATGGGCATGGGTCTGTGCGAGAGGAGCGTGGCGGCCCTGAGCGGAACATTGTCGACTTACGAAAATTTTGAATCGATCCGCCTCAAGCCGCGAGGCGCTGGTAGAGCTCAATGATGTCTGCTGCGTTGGCGCTGACCAGCGCTTCTGCCTCGTCCGGACAGACGCTGTTGCCGATCAATCGGACCTGGTCGGTCTTGTTGATGTCGCGCCATTCCTTGGCGCCGGTAACCGGGTCTACGAATAGCCCGCGGTCGATGATGTAGTCCTTGTGAAAGCCTTGCGCTGCCTTCAGCTCAGGTGGCTGCAGCATGCGCAGGGTGATGTCCACCAGCACATAACCACCGACCATGACCATTTCGGCTGGGTCCTTGAAGTGCTCCGGCAAGTATTCGTGCATGAAGGCGGCGCAGCGGCGGGCCCCTTCCATCTGTTCAAGCGTCAGGGTGTCTGGCACTTGCACAACCTCGACCAGCGCAACCCGGTCCTTAGTAGGCAGTGTGTGCATTGGCTCGGCCAGCGAAATACCGTCCTTCTCGTTGCCGTAGTACTTCACCAGGTACGCGTTGACCAAACGCTGGTTGGCGCCGGATTGGCAGATGGTCGAGATTGGGTCGAAGGCGGAACGGCCGTCGCCTTTGTAATACCCGCCATTCGCCTGTTCGAAGAATGCGGAGACTACGCCGTGTCGCGCAGCACCGGCCAGCAGAGTCTGTGTAGGTTCTTGCGGCGAGCTGCCGACGGTGTTCTGACCGAAAGCTGTCATGTGTGCGGCAACCATCGCGAAGTGGCCACCTTTGACCTGGGCGACCTGCGTCCGCAGCGGCTCCTTCGCGTCGAAGTTGCGTTGCGATGATCCGTTCGCGCATTCGGTGAGGAATGGCGCGGCAACTGGCTGCACCAGTGCGTGGTGGGTGCCGCCGGCGCTGATGGTCGACAACGCCTCATTCATGCCATGGGTGCTGGTGTGCGCCGATGACGTGCCGCGCATGGGGACGATGAAAGGCTTGGCGCTGGTGAGCACGTGCCGCCAGCAGCCCTTGGCCACGCGGCGCATGGTGTTCTCGGCCATTGGCTTGTCGCGGAAGATGGTGCGCCCGAGGTTGCTCCAGTCGATGCATTCCGCCGCCGCGCGCCACGGCAATTGTTTGGCCGTCGGCTTCTTGTGGCGTACCGGTTCAGGCCAGACGATCGGAAGTCCGTCACTGCGTGCTACCAGGTAGAGACGCTTGCGAATGGTTGGGGCACCGGCGTTTGCCGCAACGCGCTCCCGCCATTCCACGGTGTAGCCAAGACCTCGCACCAAGTCCGCGGCCGGGACATGGTCGCCGATGGAATCAAGGATCTCTTGCATGTCCGGGTGATCGGCAGCCAGCCCGGTGCTGAGCGCTGCGATAAATGAACGGAAGGTGCGCCCCTTCTCGGCCTTGATAGGATGGCCGTCCTCGTCGATTGGGCCCCAGTCGCAGAACTCTTCAACGTTCTCCAGGAACATCAGGCGAGGTCGTGTGGCGTGAGCCCAACGAACCACTACCCAAGCCAGTCCTCGCACCTTGCGGTCGCGGGGGGCGCCACCCTTTGCCTTGCTGTGATGGCGGCAATCAGGTGATGCCCATAGTATTCCAACAGGCTGGCCACCGGTGGCGAGTACCGGGTCTACCTCAAACACATCAGCTACGTAGTGATCTGTCTGCGGGTGATTTGCGCGATGGACCGCCAACGCTATTGGGTTGTGGTTTACCGCGACATCCGGCTCCCGGTACGCCCGGGCTATTCCAGTGCTGGCACCGCCGCCACCAGCGAACAGGTCCACCACCAGTTCCTTTTTGAATGGCAGGCCCATGCTTAGTTGGCCGTGGATGAATTGGGGTTTCTTCTGTTGTGCGGACATAGGGTATCCTCTACGAAATATCGAGTGGTTTTCCAAGGAGGTAATTTGAAATCGGATGTCGTGGTGTGGATTGGTTGTATTCTTATATTTATGGCCGGCGTAGTTTGGTCTCCTATAATGTTAGGTTCTAGAGAGGGTGTTTCTGGATTCAGTTCCCTAAAAGAATCTTTGGAGTGTATAAGCTATGTCGCTACTGTAGCTGCATGTATAGCTGCGATTCTTGCGCTTAAAAGCTGGAAAACACAGTTTTGGCATAGTAAAAAATATGAATGCTTGGCGCGGCTTAAATTGGCTTCTGACAATATTCAGTGCGCTGGCAGGCATGTGCGTTTTTTCACAAGAAATCAAATTAGAATTAATGAGCTAATCTTCGGACAATTTCCAAGTTTAGAGGCGCGTGCTTCAGAAGCAGAACAGGCGTGGGTTTCAGCGGATACAGAAATGGGACGCGCAATTGATGAGTGTGAGCTGTTTCTTGCCTCTAAAGTTCAACGCGAGCTGTTTCTATTGCACGATGAACTTTCGCAGGTGGTTAGATCCTATGAATATAGGTTCTTTGACTTCCTCGAGGATAAAGTTGTTGCTATGCAGGTTATTCATAGCGCGGAACGAACTGCGTATGCACAATGCGATGAGATAGTCGGAAAAATAAAAATCCTTATAAAATCGATGCGTTCTAAAGAATTCTCGTAAATCATAAAGATGAGTTTTACGCTTGATTTGTTGAAGTGGATATTCGTGTTCGGCCCGGCTTGAGGCCTGAGGGAGCGTCGTATGGCGAAGAAATTAGAATTTTGGGGTGTCTCGGGTACCGTCGTATATTTGGTGCTGATTGCGACGACAGTAATATTTAAGTTTGATAGTTTTATAAGGCTTGAGTTGAACGAGTTGGGTGATTTCCTTGCAGGAGTTTTTGGGCCGGTAGCTTTTTTATGGCTGGTGCTCGGGTTCTTACAGCAAGGTCGCGAACTTAAGCTAAGTTCTGATGCGTTAAGGTTGCAAGCAGATGAACTCAGGGCATCAGTAGAGCAACAGACTCAGATGGTTGAGGCGCAGCAATTGAGTTTGGAAAATCATGAGCGCTCTCTTGATCCGTTGCTAATGCTGCAATCAATTGAAGGAACTCATGATGAGGATGGAGAGTTTCATTTTCAGTTTAAAGTTGTTAACAAAGGTGCTTATTGTGAGGATGTAGTAATAAGTGTTTCGTCAGTGTATTTCGATTTTAACCTCCATCCGGAGCCACTGTATGACGATACGTACACCACATTCTCAATAGCTGAAGGCACGGATGATAGAGTTAGTGTGACGATTTCATATAGGCGTGTTAGCGGAAATACTGGAGTCCAAAAATTCCAGCTTGATAAATATATACACGAAGATGAAAGCTGGTATGCAATCTCTAAGATCAGGGGGCAGACTGTAGTTTGATTTCTATCAAAAAGCGTCGGCATATCTAAGTTTGAATTTGACGCTTGTGCGCACGGTTTGACGACCGCGTCAATGAAGCCTCGGAAATGGTTTGTTGTTCGCGCGTGCGATAACGTGGCGACAGATTTTTTCCGGTACCTGGGCTGCCTGACGCGCAGTTGTGGCTCACGGGGCCTTCAGTCGCACGCCGCCCTCCATGACATGATGCGACAGGGCGAGTGGTGGATTTTCTTGGATGGTTAACTCAAGATCCGGAACAGACTTCTGCTTAGGATTAGTGTGATATGGATATTTGGGAAATTGACAAGCTGGTCCTGTTCATCGCGTTCGTTATCCCTGGGTTTCTCAGCATCAAGTTTTACCAGCTGATTTTCCCAGGCACGGTTCGGAGCGCATCTGACCAATTGATTGACGCGATCGCTTACAGCTGCATAAATTACGCATTGTTGTTCTGGGCTGTGGTGTACGTTGAGGCGAGCGGTTTGATGTCCGTTCATCCCTCGCTGTACTATCTTTTTTATGTCTTTGTGCTCTTCATTTCGCCGTTTTTGCTCGTGCTCGCCTGGAAGTGGCTGCGGACTCACGAAAGGTTCAAGGGGTCCGCTCCGCATCCAACCGCCAAGCCTTGGGACTATGTTTTTGAAAGCTCAAAACCCTATTGGATAGTGATCTACTTGAAAAACGGCAAAATGGTAGGGGGGAAGTACTCAGGAAAATCTTTCGCCTCTAGCTATCCAGTTGAAGAACAGATCTACTTAGAAGAAGCATGGATCGTAAACTCAGAAGGAATTCTTGAGCGCCCCATCAAGCGCAGTGCAGGCGTATTGGTAATGGCTTCTGAAATATCCTATTTAGAATTTTCACACTATGAATGAGGAATTCGACATGGCAGACAAAGAATTGAAAAACAATGGTTACCAACCTGCTAGCGAGAGAGTTGAGCGGGGCTACCAGCCCGCACTCGAAACGCCTCACAAGCCTAATCCGCATGGCGGCTATCAGCCGACAAGCACTGGCGACAACCCGACTAACGTGCCTTCGCCTCCGAAGGAGAGATAATTTCATCCCCCGGATCCTGCTGAATCATCTGCAGGCTCTTCCGGTGAAAAGCCAGCGACACGTTTTGGGATACCTCAATAACGTGTCGCGGCGGATCAAGCATCGGCAGGCACTTTTGAGGCCCTAACTCATGTAGCCGGTGAATCATCAGCGTGATGGCCTCGCCCTGTTCCTTGATGCCGCTCCAGGCCATCAACTCAGCAAGTGCTTGGCGTGTTCCGGCCATGCAATGCAGCCTGATTTCTTCCTCGCCGCGAGTCTTTCGCCTCGCCGCAGTCTTTGCTGATCGTTCTTTCTGCGCGGCTGCCATGGTTTACCTCTTCTATTCCGCTGGCTGGGATCGCCATCCAGGCCTGTCGTTTGCGTTGCTGGACTCGGTGCTGCATCGAAAGGCGGGCTTCATCTTCGGATAGTCGAATTAGTCATTGATGAGCCTGAGGAACAGCGTGGTGCTGATGCTCAAGGCCTTCGCGCACTGGCTGCGGTTGATGCCCTTCGCCATGCATTCCTTCACTCGAGTAACGAGCAAGGCCTCTGACTCAGCTGTTTCCTTATTCGGCGCGAACGCTTTCTTCGGCCCGACCTTGAATTCGATGCTGTAGCGCCGGCCGATCCCGCGCAGCACGCCGAGCGATATCCCTTCTTTCTCGCAGATCTCGCAGCGATTCAAGGTCTTGGCCAGTTCGCGAATGCGCACGACCTGCGCACCGGAATCGGCCTTTGCTGGTTCGCTTTGGAAGTTCGGCGTCTTGCTTCGATTGTAATTCGGCGGGCGGTGGGTGATTCCGCAGCTGGGAAGCTCCTCAATAGTCCCGCCTTTGAGGATGAAGGCGTCCTGAAGCATTGCCAGCTCATGGCGGAGCGGGTTGAGCATTTCAATCATGCTGAGTTCGGTACTGATCACGCTGCCACCTTTACCAGCTTGACGCCGGCCATGCTGAAGTTAGAACCCTGGTCTGCAACCATTGCGTCGAGGGCCTCCCAGTTCACCGAGAGGACCGATATAGGGGCTTGCCCGTATGCGACGGCCTTCACCAGCGATTCAAGGTCGAATACTTCGGCCTGTAGGCTTGATGCCTGCTGAGCGGGTGCGAGAGTCGGCTTCAGTGCTGCTTGGGCAGTCGGCGAGGTCTTGATCTGTACTGGCGTTACGAATGGCGCAGGCTCAGCAACAGGCTCGACAACTGCCTGCTTCGCCCTTTCGTCCTCGATCTTCTGCAGCTCTTCCTTGCGGATCTTTTCGCGCAGGGCCTCGGCCTTTTCGTCCTCAGCTTTCTTGTGCTCGGAGATCCGAACCTTGATGAGCGACACCAGGTCGTCGTTGGCTTTCATGACCAGCTGCTGAGCATCGACAAATAGGAAGGCGTGGTCGGCAGCCAGGGTGCGCAGGCTTTCCAGATTCAGGCGGATGCCTTCGGCTGTTTGGCTGGCATCAATCTTCGCCCTGGCCAATTCGGTATCCACCGAGTCCTGCAGGCTGGCGATAGTGCGCTTGTTCTTCATGGCGCCAGCGAAGTCCGCGTGCACGTTCGGCAGGACCACTTTGCCAAGGGTTTTGTTGATCGCCGCAACGTGGTCAACCAGCGCCTGCTCGGCCTTCTGCTTGATGCTGGTCTTGACCACCAGTTCCTGCGCCTTCACCAGCTTGTCGACTTTCAAGCGGGTTTCGCGGGCATGCGCCGAGACGCGATCCAGTGACGAGAACAGCTCCTCGATGGACTGAGTTTGAGACAGCGCCTGCTTCTTGGCAGCGGCGACAGCTTCCTCAACATCGCCGCACCACTTGACGGCCTTCTTCGCGTCGGCGAAGTCCTGGTCGGTGGTCAGCGTGGTTTTCACCGAGTCAATGACCGCAAGGGCAGACTGCTCGAACACCTTCAGGTTGCTGGCGGTAACCATGCCGGTGAGTTCGATGCGCAGCGATGGCAGCTCGTCAGGGGCCTTACCGACAACGATCGATGGCGCTTCTGCAAACTCATGGACGGCGAGGTCTGCCTCGAACTGCTTCCATCCGGCAACAAGCTTCGCGGCCCGGCCCGGCACTGGCGTGTATTCCATCGAGACGAAGTTTTGTTCGGTGCCGTCGGAGCAAACGAAAATCACTTTCTCGGCGCCGCTCACTAGCAGTTGCTGCTCAAGTTGCCAGTAGTAGTGCGGATCAAGGTCGCCAGCCCGAACGTCAGCGGCGAGCTGTTCGTTCCACATTTTGTGCTCGAACAGCGTTTCGCCAAGAAGCGTGCTTCCGTCGAACGAGGCGAGCAGGTTGCCGTCGGTGCCGACGATTGGGAAAAGATCCTCGCCAATCCGGGCTTCCAAGATTGGTCGAGCCATGGCCTCGAACTCATGACCCTTGTCGAAAAGGTACTTCTGCACCCACCACGACACATCGCGATCAAGCCCTGACTTCTTGGCGTCGAGCAGTTCGGTGCGTTTCATCTGTTTCGACGCACCCATCATTGCCGGCGCTTCGGATGCTGTTTGGAAATCGGCGCGAAGGGCGTGCCACTCGGCGGAGCCTTGAGCTACGTTATGAATTTTCATGCGGATTCTCCGTCGAGGGCTTTAAGGTTGGTGATTTTTTCGGCCTGCGTATCGCTCAGCGTGTACTTGCTGCGGATGGTGGCGATCAGGTGTTCGGGGCTGGTGCGCTTCGCGTCGATAAGCGGCTGCCACTTGACCATGTTCTGTTCCAGTAAATCGTCTGAGTAGGCCGGCAGAGTTTCTGGCTCTGGCTCTGGCTCTGGCTGAGTCTGATGCTGCGGACTGACATCGCGCGGCGCCTCCTCGAATGACTTGCCTTCCATTTCGTCAGCGGTCGGGGCTGATCCGACCTCGGGAAACGCTTTGCGCAGGGCCTGGGCCTCGGCGCACTTGGCAAGCTGGGCGAAGGCGCGACGCTTCCACATGGAGTTCGGCGCGATGCTGTCCTTGCTGGCTGTCGCGTAGTTCTCAAGCCAGCGCTCGTTTGCGGTGAACTCGGCGACAAGACCGTTCGACATCTGTCGCTTTACCGTAACCCGGCACCATTCCGGGTATGTCACATCAACCCCGGCCATCCTGGTCGTGATCGGTGGTCCGAACTCGGGGTCGCTGATGCCAGCGTATTGCCCGGTGCGAGCCGCCTGGATCCGGTAAAGGCCGATTCCCGGCATGACCACGTCGACCATTCCTCGGCCTTTCTGGTAGATCGGGACGATGTGCACCGGCTTCAGCATTGGGTCAAGGTGCGCGGCTTGGCAGTAGGCCAAGACCATTACGACGGAGTTGTGCGCGGCGCCTGGGTAAAGGCTGCCACTCAAAACCTCGACAAGAGCTGACTCCGACATAGCCGGCGTCTGGTCGACCTGCTTCATTACTGCGGACATAAGGAATCCTTGCCGCGATGCACGCAGCGTTCGAAAGTGTGGGTTATTGGGTGAGCTGAGAGCAGTAGGAGCTGGCGAGCATCACGAAGGTGGTGCCGATCAGGACGAGAGCCGATCCGCGCCAGAGGTAAATGCGCTTAGCGCGCTGGTAGCCGGTCAAGGCCGAACCCTTACCGCGATGCGACCGCCTTTCATGGTTGCCGCCAAGCGCTGAGGCAGGCTCGACACTTTGCGCTCGCGGGACATGCCGACCACTTCGTTAAACGGAAGGCCGAAGCCGAGCATGATGAGCTTCGATTCGATCTCTTCGATTTGCTCATCGATCAGCGTTTTAACCGGTGCAGTGCTCATTGCAACTCCTTGGCCGGCTCGCAACCGCACGATTCAGCCTTTCGCAGTAGTGGTGAAATTCTTCGATGGTGATCGTGTTCGCCTGGAGGAAGCTGGCGATGTTGCGTAGGGCAAGCACCTCGTATAGAGGAGGGCAGGTTTCTCGGGTCAGCTCATCGATGTCTTTGTCTATCCGGATGTGAGGACTCACAACTCATCGTCTTCGGCTTTGGCGATGAGCGCGTCTTCAACCAGCGGCTCAAGCAGTGCCTGGGCGATTTCACCGAGCTTGCCGAGCGGGTGGTCGCTGTTGCCGAGAAGCTCGGCCACGGCTGTCTTGTCGGCGTTACCAATCGCAGAAGTAATCAGCAACCAGCCGAGCGCCGAGGTATGCACCTCGCTGTCGGCGAGCCGGTTGTTCACGTACTCATCGACCGCCAGGGCGAAGGCTTCGGCATCCACACCCTGAGGTGCACGCATGCGGCGCTGGAACGACACGCTGTTGCCACGTAGCAACTCCTCGGTGGCGTTGTACAGCCATTCGGACCGAGCATCGTCCTGTGTACTCTCGCTGACGGGAGGCGGCTGGCGGCGGTCGAGTTTCCACTGAGCAAGCTGTAAAGCATTCATGGTCGCCTCCATCGGCGAGGTGAATGATGGCGAGGGCCGCCCGCATTCGTTTTAAACATATTGACCACAGGTGCATCCGGCGCGATCCGCCGGCATTCATGGCCGCTTAGAACACATCGCTACATCGGGTCAAACCAACAAAACTCGGCTGCACTCATCCATTCCGCTGATTGCCGTTGGGTGAGGAGGGGAGCGCATGCGAGCTGTGTCGGTGGCTAAGGTTGATGCAGGGGGCCGCATTGCGCGGTGCAGAAATCGTCCGCATCGGGGTGTGATCTGCATGACGTTTGTCAGCCGTTGCTCTCGCGTCGGTCGGAGGTACTCAGATCACACTCCGATGGGGCCTGGTGCTGAGGAGTACCAGGTTCTCGGGCAGTTATCGTCAGGCTGACGTCTTGCTGGGGAATCTTTGGTTTCCGCTGGCTCTGCTTATCGGGTCATTCACGCGGTCCGAGCGTTTCGCTCTAGTCAGCCGTCGAGGTTTTCCTCGCGTTGGTAGCCTTTCGGGGCTATCTGATCTCCGGTCGCCGTAGAGGCAGTGCCGTCTTTGTTCGTATTGCGCTAACTGTTAAAGAGCGGCGGGTCTGTTGAGGCCCTTCGCAGGGACTGTGTCGCTGCGATGGGTGAAATATGCACCAGTGCAAACTAAGTGTCAATGCACTGGTGCATATAATTTCTTTGCCGTGCATACCTTAATCGTCCTCTCGTGAAGGGTTAACTTTTCAATCGGCCTCCGCTATGCTCCGTAACACCTGGATATATATACAGTAATTGGAGGGTGGATGACCAAGGCAAACAAGTATTCAAAACCGTCGCAAAGACAAGAAATAAGCGGGATAGAGCGGCTTGGGATGCGCGTGTCGTCGATGATTAATCACCCGGTCGCGCAGGTTCAGCGCTGGGTAACGATCCATCGCCTAGACGATGATGGCGATCGGGAGTGGGAAGAGGTGATGGGCCTGCTATCCGAAACGGATGGCATAGATATGGCATTTAACGACGATGAGTCGGTGACGCTGAACTGGGAGGTGAGCGCCGAAGAAAATCGCTCTGTAGAGGTGCTTGAGCAGATTGAGGAGGCGGCGCCTTTCTGACGAACAATAAAAAGCCCGCGATGGGCGGGCTATTTTTTGCTATTTGTAAAAGCAAAATAAGTGCTATCAGATTTCATGTTTCCAAGACTTCATAAGAAAGCTTGAATTCAAAAGCTTGGAAGAAGACATTGCAATATTTGCAACTCTTTGGGATTTTGCACTTATTGGACGTTTGGCACTTTCGAAATCTAGCGTTATATTTTTTCGTAATTCTATCAGTAGCTGGCTTGGCTGCGGCTTATCGTTAAGTTCAGTGATTTGGTTGAAAGTCACTATTAAGCGCCGTAACAGGATTCTCACGTGATTTTGAGTAAATTTTGTATCTTTTTCTGTCCAAAAAGATAACACGCAGTCTTCCAGCTCGGATAACGCCTTTACAGCTCTGTCGATAGAATCATTGATGTCCTTTCGTTTAGCTATCGCGATTTGCTGCTTTCCACGTACTCGCCATCCGACAAGTGTTGAAACTACCCCTATAAACGCAAATGCCCATCCTACAATCGATCCAATCTCGGTAGCTGAACTTGCTGCCATTTATTTTGACTTCTCCGTGATCGCTTCTTTCACCCATTGTATTATTTCTATTTTCAATGATGGGTCTTCTTCTGAGACAATATGGTCGCAGATTGCGAGAACTGTATTTTCATCAATGCCGTCTCTAATCAACCCACCGAATGCCTCATCTAAAAAAGATGAGCCGTAGCCAAATGCACCATCCAAAACTACGGTTATAGTTTCTTTATTTTCATTGGCTTTTATAGCTGGAATCAATACCGTTTTACGAAATTTTTCGCCCGAGTTTGGTCCTAGAGAATCGTATCTAGCCCCAGGAAACTCAGAAAAATCTGTTACGAAAATTGTGCTCATGCTTCCAATTCCTTCAAGGACACTGTCCACTCGATAAGCGTACCACAAATAGAGTGGCTGTAGCTTGCCGACCATTCTCGCCCGTTCGAACCATCAATCTCAGCGTACCCAGGTCGAATTGTCCCCGGGTACTTCTCGCCAGCTACAATGTAGCATCCGCGATTACTTCGTATAGACAGTAGCGCTCCTGGAAAGTGCTCTGTAATAGAGCGAATGTCGGCGCCGCCTTTTCCCCTATGAGTTTGATGTGTTCTAGTTCGTTTTATAAAAGTCGATGCGTGAATCATTTCTGCATCGCTGTTACCTAATATTCTGCATTTTTGAAAGATAGCTCTAAGCATGCTTTCGGGATGTTTTTTTGGCAAAGTTACCGGTATGCCTACTCCCAGATCACAGACTATAAGTGTGATTTTTTCTTGGTTCCTTCCTACTAGCATCCACCATCTGTTTTCTTTTAGTTGGGCACCGTTTTCATCGCGAGGATAAGCGTGATCTACACTATTTGCCATTGCCTCGATGGCGCCCTTGTAAAGTTGCGCCTTGGCTTTCTTGGTGATTGATGGTGGCAAACTATTCAATAGGCTCGCAGCTAAACTACCATCTGCGAGCTCGCCGGATAACTGACTCCATGCTGCAATATCGGCTCTTTTTGTCGGCGTCCGTTCCGGCTGTCCTATCATTTTAAAGAAACCAATTTGTTGCAGCACACCCTCGATGACTCGATCGTATTGCTTGTATTTGTGTCCAGATCTTCTGCTTGGGATGGAACAGCCAAAAGACAGATTTTCATAGGTGGATAATAAATTTGATACGCTCGCCAACAGTCTAAGAGCTGCTGCGGCTGTGATCCGATGAGTATTTCTAAAGCAGATTATAACACGGTCATTATATCTTGAAGCTTGTTCAAGATTATTCAAGAAGTTGCAAAATGCGCCGAAATTATCTCCTGAATAGATGTCTAATTTGGGCGGCGCTTGAATTCTAGGCGTAGAGACATGAGAAGTGGCGCCCGGCACGGGAGGCTTAGGGTTCAGGAAAACTTGATTCAAGTCCCCCTGACCACCGGTCAAACCCTTCGGACGCTTCGCTTGCTCCAACCTACGACGTGCAGCGTTCAGCCTGTGCCGAAGCCTCGATCTGTTAAATTTTTTCATTGAAACCCAAGGCCTTCCGTGGTTGTTTTCCAGTTAAACTGCTTCGCATTCGCATTCGCAGATTGCGCTGGCTGTACCTAACGCTCTACCAAAAAAGGAAAGTCACTTTTGGTTCTACACCAAGTGTGCATTCCACACCAAGAGGACGCGAGCCTGGATGTATGTCTCGTCTGCCCTGATCGTCTGCGGCGGATGTCTATCGTTATCGGAAAGCATCTTGATCTGATCATCACCGATCCACTGAAGGCGCTTGATGTACAAGTGCCCCTCCCAAGAGAACATGTAGATCCCATCCCCTGCGAACTCTCGAATGCTGACGTCTACCAGGAGCGGGTCACGGTGCTTGATAGTGGGGGCCATCGACTGGCCCCAACCTGTCACCATCTTCAGGTGGAAGTGTTCTTTGAATTCGACGCCCATTTCTCGTAGGTGCTGAGGACTGACGCGCACGTCCTGAAACATCTCTGGGTAGTCGTGGGGGATCTGCCCGCCACCCATGGCCGCGCGCACGTCGTAATGCGCAATCCATACTTCGTCGCCCACAACTCCGGGGCGGTAGTAGTCGATTTCAATTGCGCCGCCGCCATCCTCAGATCCGGCAGCCGCCATAATCTTCTGCTTTAGGTGCTCAGGTAGCTTTGAATTGCGTGCCAGCATCTCTCGCACAAGCTCCGCGGAGGACGCCTTCTCGTGGTGCGCATTGCCTTCAATCCGCTCGCCATCCATTGGCGCGTGGCCGCGCAACTGATCCGTGCTCACACCGAAGAGAGCGGCCAGCGGGTAGACCTGCTTATCCGTAGGCTCTTTGATGCCCTTAGGCCCGGAAGGCTTGAGGATGCGAGAAATGGTCGGCTGTCCGACTTTTGAAAGGCGTGCTAGTTCGGCCTGATTGAGGCCGTCTCGAGCCATCAGCTCAGCAAGAATTTTATCTATCGTTTTATGCATGAGTGCAATCGTCGCTTTAGCCAGTGCATACATCAATAGAGTGAGCCGTTGACAGTTATGCACCAGTGCATGATCATGTGCATATCTAAAAAGGAGGCAGCCATGAGTGCTACCGATCTTCCGAACAAACTGGATGTATTGCTTGGCGCCGGGCTGACCTACAAGGTCATTGCAGAGCGTGCCAAGTGTGACATCTCGACAATTTTCCGTATTCGTAACGGCCAGATCAGCAACCCCAGCTACATCGCAGGACGAGCGATCGACCTTATGCACGATGAGTTGGCGAAATCCGCCAAAGACTCAGTGAAGAAATCCGCCGCTTAAACCAATTTCAACAGCCAGGAGCATCGAAGCATGTACATGGACCCCAATCAAAAGCGCGCCATTCCGGTGAAGGTTCGTTTCGAACCAGTTCTTGATCGGATTCTGCGTCGAGCTGCAACGAAGACCCGTATGCAACACGCGACGTATCTCTACGAAATCATCGAATGGGCAGTTGCCAACGGCGTGATCGAGGAACTCATGCAGGACAAACAAGAAGATATCGCGGGCTGAAGCCCCTTTGGAGGGCCAAATGACCGTAGAGCTTGAAAGGCTGCCTCCGCAGACGCGGAAGAGGGTGGAAGAGCTGATGCATTTCAACGGCTGGACCTTCAGCCAAACCATCAACGAAATGACCGAGCTCGCCATTGCCAGCGGTGCACTTTCAGAAGTGGGCCGCAAGAAGGCCAAGGTCCTTCAACTGGTGACCCCAATGAGGGCCTCAGGCAGGGACTCTTCCGGGTAACCAAGAGGGCCTCTGCTAAATCCGAGACGAAAAAAAGCCAGGTTCGTGGCCTGGCTCTCTTGAAACGCTTGTGGAGTAAATCATGCACCATCCAAACCAAACGATCAATACCCCGGCCTATGTCGCGACACGTTTTCATCAATCGAAAAACGTGTCGCGGTTTTGTGCATTGCCCTTTCATGGAGGGCATTGACCATGGCCCGCGCACGTAATATCAAGCCCGGCCTGTTCAGCAACGAGTTACTGGTCGAGCTTCCAGCATTTGACCGGTTGGCCTTCATTGGGCTTTGGTGCTTGGCAGATCGGGAAGGCCGTCTTGAGGATCGTGTGAAGCGAATCAAGATCGAGTTGTTCCCATGCGATGACTACGACGTGGAAGAAGGTCTGGCTCGCCTTGCTGCTGCCGGGTTCATTTCTCGTTACCAGGTGGCCGGCCAGTCGGTCATCGAGATCATAAACTTCCAGAAGCATCAGAGCCCGCACGGTTCAGAAAAGGACAGCACTCTTCCGGACGTTAACGGTTATCTCACTGTGTACGAACGGAAAAAGAACGTTGTTGTAGCAGGCTCTCAACGGAAGGTTCTTGTGTCAGCACAGGATCTTAACGTTAAAGAACCGTTAGAGCCTGTGGACCCAGCGTTAGATAACGCCCTGATTCCTGATTGTGGAATCCTGATACCTGATTCCGGATTCATTGATTCTCCGAATCAAGAAGATCAACACCACTCTCTCAACGCGGGCGATGAGTCTGAGCCTGAGCCCGAAGTCGCGAATGAAGAACTCCCGGTGCTTGTCGACGCAAAGTCGCCGGTAGAGATGACGCTGGATTGGAAGCCTGACGCCAATCTTCTGAAGACCTACTGCATTCATTTCGGCGTATCCACGGACCTGTTTACCCAAGAGGCCATTGCCCCGTTCACCGCTCACCACGAAACATCCGGCACCCTGCAGATCCAGTCCAAGTGGGTTTCGCTGCTGGTGAAATGGGTCAAGGACGACAAGAGCCGGGCGAGCAATGTCCGCCAGTTCCCGAAGCGCGAAACCCCATCCCGGCACACAGGGTTCGCTGACCGCGATTACACCGTAGGCCTGATTGCGCGGGAGGACGGCACCTATGCGTTCTGAGACCGTTATCCAGCCCCCGGATTATCCACCAGGTACTCGACTCCAGCCTGCCGACTGTGAAACCCACGGTGAATTTGAGCAGAAGGTTTTTTCGGTGCTCGGCCGTGAGCTGAAGACTGGTTGCCCTGAGTGCTCGCGACTTGCACAGGAAGCGACGGAAGAGTCGGAGCGCCAGAGCAAGGCCCTGATGTTGCGCATGGCCATGGAGCGGAAGCTGGGCGCAGCGCTGATTCCCAAGCGCTTCGTGGGCAAGACATTCGATTCCTACGTCGCCACCACTGTCGAGCAGCAGAAGGCGTTGAACACCTGTCGTCGATACGCCGCAGAGTTCTCGCAGATTGCCGAGTCTGGCCGCTGCCTGTTGCTGCTGGGCAAGCCCGGTACCGGTAAAACGCACCTGTCCGTGGCGATCGCAAACAAGATCATGGCGGCCACTTCAGCGACTGCCGTGTACCGCACTGTCGGCTCTGTCCTGCAGGCAATCCGAGCCACGTACGACCGGACCAGCGAACAGAGCGAAAGTCAGATCCTGTCGAGCCTCGTTAGCCCCTCGCTGCTTATCCTCGATGAGATCGGCGTCAGCAAGGAGAAGCCGAGCGATTTTGAGCTGACCACTCTGTTCGCAATCATCAATGGCCGGTACGAAGAGCAGCGCCCTACGGTGATTGTTTCCAACCTGGACGCGAAGTCATTGCCGGCCGCCATTGGTGAGCGGTGCGCTGATCGGCTGCGGGAGGGCGGGGTGATCGTCATTCCGTTTGAGTGGGAATCGCAGCGTGGCAAGGAGGGTTTCTGATGAGCTCACAAGTAAAGATGACAGCAGCCTGCACCTTGGCTGGTTTCTCCGTAGGCGTTTTCTGCGTTCTGATCACAATGGCGGTGACGGTATGAGCGACAAGATCAGCGTCAACTGCCACGCGAAGCTCGCCGAAGCCATCACCTGCCTCAACACGATGTTCCGCGAGAAGAAGTTCGTCGTCGTGTCGCTGCGCCCAGGCAAAGACCGCACGCTCGACCAGAACGCCCTGTGGTTCGCCCTGTACCAGCGTATCGCCCAGATGACCCAGATCGGCGACGTGGACGATGCTCGCAAGTACTGCAAGCTCCACTTCGGCGTGCAGATCCTGCTGAACGAGGAGGATGAGTTCCGAGTTTCCTGGTACCGGACCATGCGGCACCTGAGCTACGCCGAAAAGCTGGACCTGATGGGGGGCTGCTCGTTGTTCGGTCCTGACGGATTCCCGGTCACTCGCTTGTTCAGTCGCGCCCAGGGCATCGCTTACACAGACCGCATCGTTGCCGACTTCACGGAGCGCGGCGTGGTGTTCACGGATCTGTTGAGCGAGGAGGCGGCATGAGCATTGAGCGTAAGCAGCCACGTCCCAAGAAATGCCGTGTCGCCGAGTGCAGGGCCTCATTCGTCCCCGCGCGCCTGGGTCAGGCAGTGTGCAGCCCGACCTGCGCGATTCTTGATGCGCCAGCGAACCGGGAGAAGGCGCGTAAGGCTATCGATCAGCTCGGTCGCAAGGAAATCAAGGTCCGCAAGGAGAAGCTGAAGAGCCGGGCCGAGCACCTCAAGGATACGCAGATCGCCTTCAACGCATGGGTGCGTGAGCGTGACGCCGAGCTGCCATGCATCAGCTGCGGCCGGCACCACCAGGGCAAGTACGACGCCGGGCACTACCGCACAGTTGGCAGCAACCCAGCGCTGCGCTTCGAGCCGCTGAACTGCCATCGCCAGTGCTCGCCGTGCAACACCCAGCTGTCTGGAAACATCGTGAACTACCGCATTGCACTGGTGAAGCGGATCGGCGCGGACGCTGTGGACTGGCTGGAAGGCCCTCATGAGGCAAAGAAGTACACCGTCGAAGAGTTGAAGGCGATGACCGCCGATTACCGGGCAAAAAACCAGAGAGCTGAAGGGGAGAGCGGCATGACTTATCGCAACGTGGTATCCGCAGTAGTCCGGGCGCTCGCCGCCGAAACCATCAACTCTGCAGGCGGCTGCGACTTTGAGCCCAAGGTGCAGTGCGACAAGCAGAAGGGGGAGATCGTCGGTAAGGAGGCAGCGTTCCTCACTGACTGCTGGGTGTTCGGTCGCCTGCACAAGGCGCTGTCTGCGGCGCACTGGCGGGCTTTGGTCGCGAAGTACTCCACGCATGACGAGCGCAAGCATGGGGCAATCCTTGAACTGATCAAGACGGCACAGTCGCCGGCGCCGCAACGGTTCCGTGAGTGCGCGGTGCTGACGTGGGCAATCCCGCAGGTGGCAGGCGTAGATGGTAAGCGTTCTGCCGCATTGCTCCCGGCAGCGTGGTACGACATCACGAACTGGGACAACGACGGCAAGCCCGAATCGACTCGGTACCGGTGGCGTTCGAACATCCGCAAGGCGCTCGACGACCAGGTGAACGAGGCGCTGACGGCTGCTCAGGAACTGCTGGATTCAGAGGGCCTGATCGAAAGTTGCGCGGCGTAGCAAATAGCCATTGCAACGGGTGAGAGAATGAGAGAATATTCCCCCATCCTGTCGATCTTGCGCGTTGAGGTTGCACAGTAAAGCCCGGCACGATGTCGGGCTTTTTCATGTGAGGCAAAGGAAAATGCGCACTCTTTTAATCCTCGGAATGTTGCTCTCGCCATTGGCGTTCGCTGATATGGTTGAGCCGTCACATTACTGCGACAAGCCAGATGTCCCTTACGAGTTCCAAGATCAGTACGAGCGCGATCAGTTCGAGACTGATGTTGAAGAATATAAAACCTGCATTACCGATTTCGTAGAAGAGCAGCAGGACGCCATTCGGAAGCACCAGTCAGCGGCCGATGACGCCATTGAAGAGTGGAACGCGTTCGCCCGCTCGACCTAATCACCAAACAATTTTCCCAAGCCCCGCCACTGAGCGGGGCTTTTTCGTTTGCGGTACAGCCAGACCCATTGCTCCGAGCTGGGAGTGCTGATAAGGCCGACTCATTCACCGCAGCCAGGGCGGCCTCACCACTGATAAGCCGGCAAGTGCAGTGCTACGACAAAACACCGGCAGCCCGCGTACCTCGTCTGAACCATGCTTACGGGGTAGCGCGAGACTGGATCTGCGAGATCGATGCATCAGGGCGTCGACGTAGAGAGGGTCTTTGGCTGACAGCGTGGAAAGACCACACATCTTTTCAGGGGCTCGACAATGTGCGTGGGCACCCCACTGATTTTTTGTCGAGCCTAGCCATAATGTCAGTAATGGAAAAAAACAGGCACTTGGCTATCATTCTGTGGATTGAATCTATCTACCCATGGATGAGCGCGATGAGTGATCAAAAAAAGATGCATACGGATATAGATGGGAATGAGCACTTTCAAGCTTCAGAGGCTGATTGGGCTAACAGAGACATTCGGAGTAGACGCGCCCAAGGAGGGAGTAAGGGAGGGTCAGCAGGCGAAATCATGATTGTAGCCTGCGGGATTCTGGTTTACTCGTGCTACAAGCTGATGGGTTATATCACTAAGTCTGTGGAAAGTTTTGGGCTTTCTCACGGAGTTTCAGATATCGTCGGGAAGGTTATCGCAGGTGCTGTTCTGCTTTTTCTTCTCTCCTCCATCTATTTCGCCGGCAGTCCACGCAACCAGTTTGGAATGTGCCTTTTTTATCTGATAATCGCCGTTACAGTTATTTTCATCTTCTTCTAGTTTGTTGCAGAAACATCATCAGCCCGGCCATTGAGCCGGGTTTTTTATGCGCGCCCAAAAGAGAAGTGCGCACCTATTCAGGGCCTCAGAATGATCTGGGGCCTTTTTTGTTCACGCTCCCCACAAGGGAGGACGCTGGATGCCACATATGCCAGATAAACCAGACACCTGGCTGATCGTTATGGCCTGGCTCAGTCAGCACGCCCCGATGTTCTACGCAGCAACCCTATCGTGTTGGATCGCATTCTTGCGGGTCATCTACGGGGGAGGGGGGCGGAGACAGGCCCTGCTCGAATCCTGCCTGTGTGGCGCGATCACAGCGGGGGCATTCCCGCTTCTTGAATACTTCAACCTTCCATCGAGCCTTGCAGCCGCCGTCGGCGCTGTCATCGGCACTCTGGGGGTGAAGAAGGTTGCGGACCTGGCCGACCGATTCACAGATTTCAAATTGCCAAAACGGCAGGAGTGACACATGCAACTGATCGACAACTGGAAACAAGCGCTGAGCATGTCCAGCGTGCAGGCGGGTGGCGCAATTGCTGCCTTGGGTATCGCTGAGCAGATCATGCCATCGCTGCAAGCTGTGCTGCCGCCGATTGCCTATGGCGTGCTCGGCGTCCTAGTGATGATTGCCCGGGTGATCCTCCAGCCCAAGCTGACCGAATAACTGAATCCGCGATACGTTAAGGTTTCATGTGGTTTGTGCGCTCGATCGCCAAGCCTGCAGATCCATATTGCTAAAAGTAGTCCTACCGCTGGAACATTGCCCGCACCATAATCGAGCCTCTAAAAATGGAGGTGCGTATGACCGTAAAAATCTTGGACCAAGCGCAGCACAAGGCAGTGACTAGGGCGAAATTTAGCCTAACGAAAGCTTCAGAGTTCACAGCTGAGTTCCGCCAAAAGCTGTCGAATCTATTCAGTCAACATCATGCTCTAGACGCATGGGGTGTTGAATTTGAGCTGGACCAGAATAGTCTTGGAGCGAAAATTCGAACACCATTCGGATCAGCCAGAGCAGTAGCCGTGAATGCCATTGTGAATAGCAAGGCTCAGATTAGGTATGTGATCGAGAAAGCTGTAACGCTGGAAGATGGACGGCCGGGTCACGTCAAGATTGCTGCGGTATGCATTGATGAAAACGGAGTAATTACATCTGAAGATGGCACAAATCAGCTTGCTGACTTGAATAGCCTCTATGACAGCGAAAGTAACCGGGCGGCTGGTGAAATTGGTTTGTCGATTATTCATTCGATAGGTGTGGAGGAGCGGTACTTGGCACCGCTACACGTTTAACCCGGAAGGAGTAGTTATGGTGACTCAGCCCGAGTGGGAGGCGATCGAACGAGCCTACCGGGCTGGATTGCTTTCCATCCGTTAGACCGCATCAACCAAAATCACCCAGCGAAATTCGCAAGCGACAAACGGGCATTTTTCGCGGGCTGCTGGTTGTTAGATTGCTGGCCCATGATTCAGCACCTAGAACAATGCGTAGCTGAAGCTGGTCCGAGGGATACGTTTCGTGGTCATTCTTTCTTCGTGGTATGACTGTCTAGCACTAGTGAGCTTCAATCGAATCATCTCTGGGATGTCTTTCTCATCGTCAGTCAAGAAGATGCCCAAGGCCCAAATTGAACGCATCTCCAGTTCCGACTTACGCATTCTGCCGACTTTGGCTAGGTCGGCGACCATATTGGTAATGCAGTTACCTGGATTGACATGCTGCTTCACTTCCAGAGCGATCCATCGATCTAGCGTCCAGTGCTTCTTCCTGATTATAAAGTCAGCCTTAAAAAAGTAGCGATGTTTCTCACGGCGATAATCAAATTCTACTGCGCATTCGCGACCCCATTCCGGTTCGGAAATATGCTCGGCCAAGAACCGAGCGAACTCAATCTGAAACCAGATTTCCCAGCCGGTGATTTCCACCTCTGCGATAACTCTCAACGCAGAACGGATGCTGGGGATTTTGAAAAAATCTTCGAGAAGGATTTGCATGTACTCGAAGTCAGCCTGGGGTTTTCTCATATCCATGTCCCGTAATAACGTCCTGCGCCGAATCGCGGCGCGTACAGATACCGGCAATCAGCCACTATTTCAATACCTCACTACGCGAGTCACGAACGTCTCAAGGAATCCCTATGGCGCTGACAGCAAAACAGCAGCGCTTTGTCGACGAGTACCTAATAGACCTGAATGCCACGCAAGCCGCTATTCGTGCGGGCTACAGCGGGAAGACCGCCAGATCCATCAGCAACGAGAACCTGACAAAACCTGACATTCAAGCCGCTATCGAAAAAGGCATGCAGGCGCGATCAGGACGGGTAGAGATTACCCAAGACATGGTACTTCGCGAACTGGCCAAGATCGGCTTCAGTGACATCCGTAAGGTGGTGCGCTGGGGTGAGACGGAAGTCCGATTGGTTGATGGTGAGGAAGGTGAGGCTGAGGACATGGTTCCTTATCACGGCCTGGCGCTGATCGATTCGAGCGAAGTTGACGACAACACTGCGGGTGCCATTGCGGAAGTATCGCAAGGCCGAGATGGCTTGAAGGTCAAGCTTCACGACAAGAAGGGCGCGCTGGTTGATATCGGCAGGCACCTCGGGATGTTCGCGCCGCCTGGTCATGCCAGCCTTGATGCCGAACTGAAGCGAATCGAGGTCGAGAACAAGCGCCTGCTGAACGAAAAGCTTCGCCGTGAATTGGATGGCGAAGACGACGGGCCCGCACCACAACGCATCGAAGTGGTAGTAACTGATGCGAGGCGCCCGAATGCCGAGCCTTAACGTACCTCAAGCACAGTTCCTGGCACTGCCTCACAAGTTCCGCGCCTTCGTTGCCGGCTTCGGCTCAGGCAAGACGTGGGTGGGCTGCTCCGCACTGGGGAAACACTTTTGGGAGTGGCCGCGCATCAACGCCGGCTACTTCGCACCGACCTACGCCCAGATCCGCGACATCTTCTATCCAACGATGGAGGAGGTCGCCCATGACTGGGGTTTGCGGACCGAGATCAACCAGTCGAACCATGAGGTTCATGTCTACAGCGGCCGGCAGTACCGAGGCACTGTGATATGCCGGTCGATGGAGAAGCCGCAGACCATCGTCGGCTTCAAGATCGGTCACGCGCTGGTCGATGAGTTGGACGTGATGAGTCTGATCAAGGCTCAACAGGCTTGGCGAAAGATCATTGCCCGTATGCGCTACAACGCCCCAGGCTTGCGCAACGGGGTGGACGTAACGACGACCCCTGAGGGTTACAAGTTCGTCTATCAGCAGTTCCTCAAGCAGGTACGCGACAAGCCTTCACTCGGCGAGATGTATGGCCTGGTGCAGGCGAGCACGTTCGACAACGAACTGAACTTGCCACCTGACTACATCCAATCGCTGATGGAGTCGTATCCGCCACAGCTGATCCTGGCCTACCTCAACGGCCAGTTCGTCAACCTGACATCGGGTTCGATCTACCACTCATACGACCGCAAGCTGAACAGCTGCTTCGACACTGTGCAGCCCGGCGAGCCGCTGTTCATTGGCATGGACTTCAACGTGGGCAAGATGGCGGCAATCACGCACGTCAAGCGAGACACCGGACTGCCGCGTGCTGCTGACGAGCTGGTCGATGGATATGACACGCCCGACATGATCAGGCGCATCAAGGAACGCTACTGGCGTCACAACGGCAGGGACTACGAGAAGACCTGCGAAATCAGGATCTACCCGGACGCCTCGGGCGGTTCGCGCAAGTCGGTCAACGCCAGCGAGACGGACATTGCCATTCTTCGGCAGGCCGGCTTCTCGGTGATTGCGCCGGCTGCCAACCCGCCAGTTAAGGACCGGATCAACTCAATGAACGCCATGTTCTGCAATGCCCAGGGCGAGCGCCGGTACCTGGTGAATCCGTTCACCTGCCCGACCTATGCAGACGGCCTTGAGCAGCAGGTGTGGGCAGCCAACGGCGAGCCTGACAAGACGGCAGGCGTCGACCACGCGAACGACGCTGGCGGCTACTTCATCCACCACGACTACCCGATCATCAAGCCGATGACCCACATCCCTGTCACCTTCACCTTCTGAGGCCAATATGGCGAATTACAGCATCCCCCGGGCAGAGTATGCGAAGGCCCTGGCAGGCTGGCTGTTGGTGAAACGTTGTGTAGCTGGTGCTAGAGAGGTTCGGCAGCACGACGAGTATCTGCCGCAGCCAGATCCGGAAAACAAGTCGCCGGAAAATCAGTCTCGGTACAGGCAGTACAAGAAGCGAGCGATGTTCCTTAACGTTACCGGGCGAACTCGTACCGGCTTGCTTGGTGCGGTGTTCCGCAAAACCGCCGAGTTGACCCTACCAGCCGGCGTCGACTACCTCAAAGAAAACGCCAGCGGCGACGGAACAAGTCTCGAGCAGCTTTCGAAAGAGGCTGTAGGCGAGTGCCTGGACACTGGGCGCGGCGGGTTTCTGGTTGACTTCCCGACGGTCGTCGCCGAAAGCGGTGTCTCGTCGATGGCTGATCTGGCCACCAAACGGGCCCTGATCCACTTCTACGACGCTCTCTCGGTTATCGACTGGGATGAGCAGGTTATCGATGGCGTAAAGCGCCTGATATATGTGAACTTGCAAGAGCGCATAACTGAGTTCGATCCGGCTGAGTTGTCCAGGGAAACCTACAACCAGAACCGCGTACTTCTGCTGATTGATGGGGTTTACTATCAGCGGGTGTACAAGGAAGGCGATGCCGATTACACGGAGGCCCAGCCAACTGACAAGTCTGGCCAACCCTTCGACCATATTCCGTTCAGTTTCTTCGGGTCCCAGAACAACGACGCCAGTATCGACAAGGCGCCGCTGGAAGACCTGGCAGACGTGAACATCTTGCATTACGGCAATAGCGCCACGGTTGAAGAAAGCGGGTTTATTAGCTCTCAGCCAACGCTGTTTATCACCACCGATATCGATCCAGACAGCTTCATCAAGCTGAACCCGAACGGCATGCATATCGGCTCGACGCGTGGTTACAACCTCGGGAAATCCGGTACCGCAACTCTGGTCCAAGCTGACGAAAGCCAGCTGGCCCGCGTGCTAATGAAGGACAAAGAAGAGCAGATGCTCATGATTGGCGCCCGCATCGTCCAGCAGGGCGGTGGCGCTGAGACGGCAGAGGCTGTTCGCATCCGATACAGCTCTGACAACTCAGTCCTGAGCACCATCGCCGGCAACGTGTCGGAGGCGCTGAAGCGGGCAATTCTCGACGCTGAGCGTTTCATGATTGGCGAGCTCGACGAAAAGGGCACTGTGTTCTGGCTCAATCAGTCGTTCTTCGACGAGACCATGACCGCGCAGGACATCCTTGCCCAGGTGCAGCTCTGGCAGCAGGGCTTCATTGCGAAGTCCGATGTTCGGACCAACCTGCGCCAGGGCGGTGTGCTTGAGTCTGATCGCACTGACGAAAAGATTGACGAAGAGCTGGCCAGCGCGCCTCCCATAGGTGGAACCGATGAGTAATGAAGGCTTTCTTGAGGATGCTGCAACGCGCCACCAGATTTATGTCCAAAGGTACGCGGGCGGCAATCTGAAGCGGGTGGCGGTGTTTCTCAGCAAGGCTATCAAGACGGCGAAGGCGCGGGTTTCGGAAGGCCTGAGCGCTTACGGCACCGAGAGGTATACCTCACAGATAGAGACGCTCCAAGGCGATTTGCGGGGCATCTACGACGACCTGAAGGGTAGGGCGCAGCTGGACCTCGGCGAGTTCGCGGTCTACGAGGCTGAGTTCAACGCCACCATGCTGGGTAAGGTCGTGAAGGCCGTTGTTCAGCTCAGCGTGCCGTCGGCTGAGATGGTTGCGGCTGCGGCCCTGGCTGATCCTCTGCAGCTCGAAGCCCGCAAGGGTGTGCAGCGCATCAGCATCGCCGGCGCACTCGATCAGTTCGGGACCAAGAAGGCCGCCGAGATCATCGGCGAGATTCAGATCGGTTCCAGCCTGGGCGAGACGAGTCAGCAGATCGGCAGGCGCCTGAGCGGCATTCACCAGATGCAACAAGACCAGGCTTCGTCGCTGGTTCGGACCATGACCAACCACATCGCCAGCACGGCCCGGGTGGAAATGCTCATGGCAAACGACGACATCCTCAAGGGCATGCGCCGGGTTGCCACGCTCGACTCCAAGACCACGCTGTTCTGCATGAGCATCGATCAGACGATCATCCCTTTGGACGGGCCGCTACCGCCGTATCACTGGGGGTGCCGCACGACGATTGTGCCGGTACTGAAGGACGAGTTTGCGCGAGAAATCACGGGCTCTACCCGCCCCTCAATCGGGTCAGACGGTGTGACGCTGGTGTCGAGCAGGACGAGCTATCAGGAGTGGCTTGCTCGCCAGCCAGCATCGTTTCAGCGCGACATCCTTGGCCCGAACCGGTACGCATTGTTCAGCAAGGGTGAATTGACCCTGGACAAGTTCATCGACGATAACGGCAGGACATTGACCCTGCAGCAGCTGAAGGATTTAGAGCCGATGGCTTTCGAGCGAGCAGGGCTGAATCAATCTGGAGAAATATAGGTAGGGTTAGGCGCCCTGGTCGGGAGGCGTGTGCTTGTTCCTAGTGAGAGTGTGGTGGAGTAGCACTGGAATGAGGTAGCCTCGAAGGGCGGGAAACTACCGCTCATTATGAGAGCAGCGAAATGACCGAGATTGATACATGTGGCTTGATGCCGATTGAAAAAGATGATGGTCTTGATGGCGACGATCCGATGACGCTGATCATTAACACCCTTCCTCCAGAGACTGACGAGGAAGAATAGTAAAACGATTTACTCCGAGCCCTGGCATCCGCCGGGGTTTTTTTATGCCCACGATTTACGCAGGCCTTGTCACTGACTGGGCTTTTTCACATATGCGGGCCGGGCCTGCACAAAGTCTCTGGGAGACAGCAATGACCTTGAAATTCCAACTGGACAGCCTCGAGGGCGTCGACGAATCCATTCAGGCCCTGTACGTCGAGAAGGCCGGCAAATTCGTTCTCGGCATCGAAGGCCTCCCACAGCCTGAAGATGTTTCCGGACTGAAGTCGAAGGTCGAAGAACTGCTCGGCGAGAAAAAGCTGGCGGAAAAGAAGGCGCGTGAAGCCGAAGAAGCTGCGCGCCTGGAGCGCGAAGAGCTGGCTCGCAAATCCGGCAACGTCGAAGAGCTCGAGAAGTCCTGGTCGGAGAAGTACAACCGCCGTGAAGCTGAGCTGAACGGCTTGCTGGAACAGGAGCGTGGCAGCCTGGGCGGGCAGATCCGGGATCTGACTGTCGGCCGTACCGCTACTGACATCGCGACCACTCTGGCCGTCCCTGGCAGCGCAAAGGCATTGCTCCCTCACATCGAACGCCGACTGAGCGTCGAGCAACGCGACGGCAAACCTACCGTCGTTGTGCTGGACGCCTCCGGCAAGCTCTCGGCGGCAACGCTGGACGAGCTGAAAGCAGAGTTCACCAACGATCCGGCCTTTGGTCCGCTGATCGCTGGCAGCAAGGCATCGGGCGGCGGGGCTGGCGGTGCTGGGAAAGGCGGCGGGGCCGCAAAAGGAAAAATCGGCGGCACCAAAGAGGAACGACAGGCAGCAATCGCTAGCCGGTTCCCGGATCTCCCTCAATCGTAAGGAAATAACCCATGTCCCTGTCACAAATGCAGGTTTTCAACGAATACATCATGCCGGCGACTCTTGAGACGCTGGATCAGTATCTCGCCGCGTTCAACGCCGCAAGCCGCGGCGCGATCGTGCTGTCCCCGGACGGTTTCACTGGCGACTTCCTGCAAGAGTCCTTCTTCCAAACCCTCGCGGCCGCCCAGCGCCGAGTGGATCGCTACAGCGCAAACGCGGCTGTCGCTGCCACCGATCTGACCGAGCTGAAGAACACATCGGTGAAGGTTGCCGGCGGCTTCGGTCCGATCCGCTACGAACCATCGCAAATGACCTGGCTTGAGCGTCCAACCGCACAAGGCATTGAGGTTGCGAGTCGCGCGTTCGCTGAAATCCTTCTGAAGGATCAGCTGAATACTGCGATCGCTGCGCTGGTGGCCGCTATCACGTCCCAGGCTGCAGCCGTGAACGATGTTTCTGCTACTGCTGGCATTACCTACGCCGGCCTCAACAACGCTCATGCGAAGTTCGGCGACGCAAGCCAGAACCTGGTAACTCAGGTAATGCAAGGCACCAGCTATCACAAATTGGTCGGTCAGAACCTGGCAAACCAGCAGCAGCTGTTCCAGGCGGGCAACGTTCGTGTAGTCGACATCCTCGGCAAGATCTCCGTTGTCACGGACGCTCCTGCGCTGATGCAGGCTGGCACCCCGAACAAGGAAATCATCCTGTCTCTGGTGCAAGGTGCCGCTCTGGTCCACGACGGCCGCGACATCATCAGCAACGTCCAGACTGTCAACGGCAAGGAGCGCATCGAGACCACGCTGCAGACCGACTACACCTTCGGGCTGGGTCTCAAAGGTTACACATGGGACACCACCACTGGCGGCAAGTCGCCAACCGACGCCGAACTGGCGACCGGTACCAACTGGGACAAGACCGCCACCAGCATCAAGCACACCGCCGGTGTTGCTCTGATCGGTGACGCCTCCAAGTAACCCCTGAAGGCTGAGCCGGGCAGCGCGCCCGGCTTGGCGAGGACGTGATCATGAGCAACAAAATCTGGTATCTGCCAGGCCCATTTCACCAGTATCAGGAAGACGTGAAGGCGCTGGCCAAAGCAGCAGGGCTGCGCATCATCGACGCGAACGCAACCGGAAGTCGTGAAGGCGAGGCTGTCGATGTGCCTGATGTAACGCTGCGCGATGTCGATTCTCACCAGGTGGTGATTGTCGGTGGCGGCGACCCTGGCCAACTGGAAGAGCTGATCGCTCGCCTGAATATCGAGCGTGACCTGATCGTCGCCCTGATCGAGTCAGCGGAGGGCCTGTCTCCGCTTGTGCAGCCAGAGGCCGGTGAGCTGCCGATCCGCCTGTTCGATGCGTTGAGTGG